ACCCCTGGAAAAGCTTCCCATTTCCAATCTTTGCGGAATTATATCAAGATATAGAAGAATATTATTTTAGTACACCGCAACAACCTAGAATATTCACACCGAGCCAATTTGAAAACTTCAGGTTTGAACTGTATCACCGTGTTAGCACGAGTGGTCACACTGAAGAATTTCTAGCTCATCACCATGTCAACGCTCAAGAGATGGGAATGGAAGGTTTGCGACAAGTCGAACAGAATGATGCTGCGACTCTTAGTGGGAATAAAGCTTTAATAGATACACTGGCTGCATCTGCAGGCGAGACCGACAATGATGGAGAACTAGATGCATTATTAACTGAATCTTCTACGATAAAGCTAGTTGGTCATTTGAGTACGACGATATTGAATGCAATAGGCACATCTATGGCTTCAACGGACTTGGTGGAATCCACAATTGTGAGAGGACACAACAGTTATCAGGGACAATCAAAATATAATGAATGGGCGTCTCTGCAGCGTGACCGGAATTTACCGATTTCACACGCATCCTCGCCGGGGTGGCCAGTAGATGTAGCAGATTTTAACAAACGCAAACAATTGGGCGGCGCAAAAAAAGATGTAGCAAAAAAAGGTGAAAACCAAAGATGGGAGGTGCTATTCAATAAAAAGGCATACGGAGATTCGATGTCCGAATTAACAACACTATGTCGAAATAATGCAGAAAAAATGGAAGACTGTTATGGCGATGAACCTTTTACTGATGAAAATTACATAAAGTATTTGGAAAGTAAAATTGCTCTTGATACGTATTATCTAAGTTTGTATGATAATGAAGCCCTTGAACCAAGATATGTTAATTGCACCAAAGAAGAGTTTTCAGCATTTTTTGATAATAAGGTGAAGGAGGTTGATGCAGATACGGACAAACGAATGTTAACAAACACAATTAAGAACTATCAAGAATCAATCGAACAAATTAAGAAAGACATAGTGAATGAGGCTTCTGTTGAGAAGGCGGCTGCTGAGAAGGCTGCTACCACTAAGGCTGCTGCTACTAAGGCTGCTGCTACCACTAAGGCTGAGAAGGCTGCTGCTACTAAGGCTGCTGATGCTGAGAAGGCTGAGAAGGCTGCTGCGACTAAGGCTGCTGCGACTAAGGCTGCTGATGCTGTTGAGAAGGCTGCTGCTCAGGCTGCTGCGACTAAGGCTGCTGCTGATGCTGAGAAGGCTCTTGCCGAGAATGCTGTTAGAGCGCAGGAAAGGTATAATGCTAGGATGTATGATCTGAAAATGATGAATCGAATGTCCGGCGATAATAGAGAGTTGTTGCAGGCATATGGTGGAAAACGCAGAACGAAAACAATGAAATCGAGAAAACCACCAACAAAAAGAACCAAGAAAAAGCGATATGTAACCAAAACTGCCCATAAAAAGAAAACCAAAAACGCGAATCGTTCGAAGAAGAACAAAACGCGCAGAAAGCGTCATTATTAAGTATCTCTTTCAATATATACAATGTCTGAATCAACTGATATTCATATAGACATACCCGAAACCACAAAAATAAATTCCAAACATTTGAAACGTATGGTGTTCGTGATGAATGCTCTAGAAAAAGGTTGGGCAATAAAAAAAGTAGAGGACGAATATATTTTCACAAAAAAGCATGAAAATAAACGAGAAATATTTAGAGAGAATTACTTGGAAACTTTCATCCAAGCTAACTTTGATATGGACATTCTACAAAAAAAATAACGAATTGTGGGTTTGAGACTATTTATAAATAATCTCAAAACGATTCAAGTGTCGCTCGATACACGAGTGCATTATGACTATAAACCCTTTCTGAAAACGCGATTATGCAGTCATGTGCAAAAAAAAGGCATATTGACTCTAGACCACGCTCGAGCCAAAATAGTTTAGCAAAAAAGTAGTAAAAATCGAAACAACCCAAAAAGAGTAAATATGTCCATTTATAGATAAAATGGTTCACTAATAATGGTCATATGAAATGAAAAAATCTGTAATTATAAACATTTAACAATAAAACGATTTAAAATGAATTAAATCCCTTTTTCCGAAATTATTTTCTAGAACAAGAGTATAAAGAGACAATGGCTGGAGCACTCATGCAACTCGTCGCCTATGGCGCACAAGACGTTTTCCTTACCGGAACCCCCGAGATTACTTTCTGGAAGGTGTCCTACAGACGCCACACCAACTTCGCAATGGAATCCATTGAGCAGACATTTTCTGGTCAAGCCGATTTCGGTCGCCGTGTTACATGCACAATCAGCCGTAATGGTGATTTGTGCTACCGCACATACCTTCAGGTCACACTTCCTGAGATCAACCAATCCATGAAGGCCTCTGGTGCCGAGGGTGTCTATGCCCGTTGGTTGGATTTCATCGGTGAGCAACTTATCGCTCAAGTTGAGGTCGAGATTGGTGGTCAACGTATTGACCGTCAATATGGTGACTGGATGCACGTCTGGAACCAACTTACCATGACTGGTGAGCAACAACGTGGTTACCAACAGATGATTGGTAACACCACCCAGCTTACCTACATCACTGACCCCACATTCGCCAATGTGTCTGGTCCTTGTTCCGCATCTGGAGGTCCTTCCCAGGTTTGCGCTCCCCGCAATGCCCTTCCTGAGACCACCCTTTACATTCCCCTTCTTTTCTGGTTCTGCAGAAACCCTGGACTTGCTCTTCCCCTTATCGCCCTTCAATACCACGAGGTCAAGATCAACATTGACTTCCGTCCTATTGGTGAGTGCTTGTGGGCTGTGAACACCCTTGGTGCTACATCCGGAACAGCCTCTGTTTCCGCTGCCTACCAGCAATCCCTTGTTGCTGCCTCTCTCTACATCGACTACATCTTCCTTGATACCGATGAGCGCAGAAAGATGGCCCAGAACCCCCACGAGTATCTCATTGAGCAACTTCAGTTCACTGGTGATGAATCCGTTGGTTCTTCCAGTAACAAGATCAAGCTCAACTTCAACCACCCTTGCAAGGAGCTTGTCTGGGTTGTGCAACCTGATGCTAACGTCGACTACTGCTCTTCCTTAGAGGGTGGTCAGACCCTTTACAAGACTCTTGGTGCCCAACCTTTCAACTACACTGACGCCATTGATGCTCTTCCCAACGCTGTCCATGCTTTCGGTGGTCCCGCTGAGACATCCGGTGTTAACGCCTTCATCACCTCTGGTGGTCTCTTCCAAGACGCCGGAGCCATGGGTGGTGTTGATGCTGGCCAACAATGGGGTGCCGGTGCAGGAGGTATGTCCGATACTAATGTCTTCACTGCTGAAGCTGGTTCCGGCACCGAAGCTTACGGCACCGCCACCGAGGGTTCCTATGTGTCTGATGCCGGAACATTCGTTCTTGCTGAGACCGCCCTCGACATGCATTGCTGGGGTGAGAATCCTGTCGTCACTGCTAAGCTCCAACTTAACGGTCAAGACCGTTTCTCCGAGCGTGAGGGTTCCTACTTCGATGTTGTCCAACCTTTCCAACACCACACCCGTAGCCCCGACACCGGTATCAACTGTTACTCATTCGCTCTTCGCCCTGAGGAACACCAACCTTCCGGAAGTTGCAATTTCTCCCGTATTGATAACGCCACCCTTCAATTGGTTCTTTCCTCCGCCACCGTCGGTGGAACAGCCACTGCTAAGGTCCGTGTTTACGCTACCAGTTACAACGTGTTGAGAGTAATGTCAGGCATGGCCGGCGTCGCATATTCCAATTAAATTCACTGCATTATGGTGTGTGTGTATTTTAACTCTGTATTAAAAACGTAATATTTGTATAATTTCAAAATTAGTAATTATACAAATTCAATAGAACAATTCCACAATTTCTACCGTTTTATGGGGAATATTATTTATCCAATATTCAAGTTGTTGAAGTAACATATCTATTCGTGTGAGCCATTCATCATGTTTACTCTTTGAAATATCCAATACACCATACCCGTTAATTCGCCAACATGATGTTACTTTTTTTCCTTCTTGGTTCACATATGTGTCGGGATTAAATCGAATGAATACTACCGGTTTATGTCCTATATCTTGTGAAATTTCCATCAACCGTTTGTTCTGACACGAACAATCATAGGTAGTATGTTTATTCTCATCGACTTCAACGATGATTACATGACTTCCAAAATCTAAAAGCAAATCGGGTCTTCTTTTGGAACAACCATCTTGTATCTTCTTATCGGCAATCCAATTAAAATCTGGATATTTTTCAAGAACACGTTGAACCACGTCATTCTCCTTCGTTTTGAAATTACGGGATACTTGGATTTCAGGGCAGTAATGAATACAACATGGTAAACAATATCCATTGTATTTTTTAATTCCCCGTGTCTCACAATGAGGAGCTTTGCAGAGTTCAGACCCATCACAGATTTTACATCGAGATTTCTTTTTGTCATGGATACAAAACATATTTCCCCCACATTCTAGACAATTTTGTCGATTCTTGTTATGCTCACAAATTGCTGAACCAAAACACTCGACGCATCGTCTTCTTCGTTTTCCATGTTCACAAATCGACATACCACCGCAGGGCACACAATTTTCTTTTGCACTTCCATGTTCGCATAATTCAGACCCATCACACTCCTTACACCGAGTCTTTCTCTTCAAATGTTCACAAATGCCTGCCCCTTTACACTCTACACAATGAAACCGGCGCCGATTATGAATACATATTGGATTTGGTCCTCCCATTTATATATTCTATATACTTTGTTTTATATAATTAACAATGTAATTGTATAAATTCCTAAATGCTCTCTTCCAAATTTTCCTGTTCCCTTTTCAATTTTTCTTTTTTGTTCAAATAAGCAGTTCTAGCATATTCCTTCTTTTTTTCCGGAGTAGGCGTATAATTCGTTTTTTGTATGTAATCCTTCACGCGCTTTTTATGCACTTCTTTATTATTTTCATAATATTTTTTGTTATGCGATAAATATTTATTCAATCGTTCCTCTGTGGACTGTAATTGTGTTTTTAGAGACAAAACCTCTTCCTCTAGCTCCTTTATTTTGGCGTCCTTGTCCATTGTTATACTGTATAGTGAAAAACATTTATATAATTTGTGTAAATATAATATACGCTCAAAAATGAATTCGCATCAACTAAATTATATATTTGATGCGGATACTATCATAAAAAAACAGGAAGAATGGAGAAGAAAACAGTTCAATATATTTTATGGTTCAGGAAGACCTATATTTAACATTTCCAAAGACACAGAACATTTACGATTTCACCGAAGTCCTGCTTACGCCAAAGATGTAAACGTGCGCATACCTCCTTCTGAAAAAACAAAAACAATTTTTACAAATGATATTAACAATAATAGTGCAAAAATGTAATCCCAGTTTAAGTTGAGTTTATCACTTAATTCTGTAAAATACCCCTCGCCATTTTGTTTATCTTTTAATATACAAAAATCATAATATTCGAGTGATATGATAATAGTTATTAACATGATCACGTTAAATAACAATAAATATTTATTATATGAAAAAAGGGTTATACCCATTAAATAAACAATATTATACAAAAAATGTCCAACATCTATGAAATCATTTGTGTTTGAAAGTAATAATATAAATGAGCTTAATATCCCAACGCAGGATAAAAATGTATCGGTTGGGGTTTTGATTATTTTCAACTTAAACCCCATTATAAGTGTTATTAAAAATACAACAAAACATGTATTAATAACAATATCTGGATTCATTGTATAATATATACAAATACAAAATATTATAAATAACGGGTTCTACATACAGAACACTTCCAACGGTTCACGGTTTGCATTCGATTTCCCGTT